GATTTTCTCTATCGAGGTAGAGACTTTCAAAGATTCTGGGTTCTTGAAGTTATTGCAAGAGCACCATACTTCTCATTTATAAGTGTATTACATTTTCGTGAATCTCTTGGCCTTCGAGGAGAGGATCATATATATTTGATGAAAGAACATTTCTATCAAGCATTAAATGAGACAGAGCATTTGGAAGAAATGGAAAAGAGAGGGGGTGACGAGCACTGGATTGATCGGTTCTTTGCTAAACATCTTGTTCTACTTTATTATTGGATTATGGTTGCTTACTATCTTATCGACCCTATTGATGCTTATGATATTAATATGAAGATTGAGAAGCATGCGTTTGAAACATATGTAAAATATGGTGCGTATCATCCAGAGGATACTAAGATACAAGAGATCGCACAGGACGAATATGAGCATTCCAAAGAATTACAAAAAGCAATGCTAATGATCGCATAGATAATACTAATATTACTCATTAGTTTATGTTATCTACCGCATATCGTCTACGGTTAGTAGACATCTGCAAATCTATTGCAGCAGGAACAGAAGTTACTATAGAAGATATGATATGGGCAGAGAAACTAGCAAAAGCAAATACGTCAGCAAGAGGAATGTTATCATCGGCAAGAAGATTACGAGGGGGTGGTGATGATTCTTTTCTTAAGTACTTGGATATAGGAAACTCCGATCCAAGGAAACATAAAAGGGGTTTCTACGGAGCAGATGATATAGCAGGGTGGTTCCACAATGATAAGCGATCAGATGACTGGAGACAACGTGACTAAATAGCATTGTATGAAACTAAATTATGATTACTGACATTAGATATGATGGGTTCATCGGTATATTTGATACCGAATATAACACTCAACCTTTGATAGATTATTGGGAATACCAGAACAAGGCAGGTGCTACTTTTAAACGTAAAGGTTTATTTGGTAGAGAACGTAAAGCACACGCTCGTAAAGATACATGTCTTGCTACTGAAGACTTTATGTTGGATCACAACTGCGGTTATCAGTGGATGAGAGAATATAATCAAGTTACTGGTACATGTCTTGAAGAATATATTGATAACTTTGAACATCTTTTACATTACAGATATCAACAAGTATATCTAAATGTACAAAAGACTCTACCACAACAAGGATATCATGCTTGGCATTCAGAGGATGGTTCTTTAGGATGTAATCGTCGTATACTAGCGACAATGATGTTCCTTAATGATGTTGATGATGGTGGTGAAACTGAGTTTTTGTATCAATCTTTGAGATATAAACCTAAACGCGGTCAGTTTATGATATGGCCTGCAGGGTTTACTCATGTACACAGAGGTAATCCTCCTCTATCAGGTGAGAAATACATTTCTACATCATGGTTAGAAAATATAAACGCATAAAATGTCTAACTGGTATCAAGACCAACTAACAAATAAGAACTTCTTGTCTCCAATAGGATTTGTTTTCCTATTAGATAAAGCAAAGAAGACATCTTTCTTGTGTCAAAGAGCATCTATACCCGAACTAAGTTTGGGAGATATTGGAATACCTACACGAGGATTTGTAAAAGTTCCATTAGAAGGTAATATTACATATTCAACTTTGAATATAGATTTCATTGTTGATGAAGACTTACGAAACTATATGGAAATACATAACTGGATGAGAGCTCTAGGTACACCAGATAATGTTGGAGAAAGACAAACTTGGATAAATCAAAATAGTGATATCATAACTCAAGATGCTAAAGTTTCTGATGGTACTTTACAAGTATTGAACAATAATAATATTGCAAACTTTGATGTTGTGTTCAAAGATATGTTCCCAACACAACTAAGCACACTAGATTTTAATGTGACAACAACCGATAATGACTTCTTGACAGCAAGCGTTACGTTTCAGTATTTACTTTATGAGATAAGAAACGTTAACACTCAGACAAGACGATGAAGATCTTAGAATATATTATTTTAATAGGTGTGATTGCATTCTTAGGATTAGTATTCCTCTATGAAGTAATAGATTTATTCATGGTTAGACCCTTTTTTAGATTATTTAAAAGAAAAAGAAGGAGAAGAAGATGAAGTTTGAATATAAGTTTGAACATCACTGGGGTGGTAAAGACAACTGGTATACTAAATCTAGTAGGTGGGCAAAGAAACAACCCTTTCCACTAAATCATTTGATTACAGGTTTTATCGAATGGTTGCATAAATTGTGGATTGATGGTAAAATATTAAAGACCATGGCAGATGTTGACAAAGACATTGAAAGTATTAAATCTACTTGGGAGGAAAATGACAGACAAAGCACCCCACACATCGTGGAGACAGGAGTATTTGGAGATGAAGGCTGGTCTCTCGAAATCACAAATCCAATTGTTGAAAGAAGGACCGACTCAACTAGCACAGGCATGGTTACTTCAAGCGATGCACAACGACTACAACAAGATGAAGGGGATAACCCCGAAGAAAAGTAGAGAGACAGGTTATCAGACAAGCATGAAAGAATGGTTTGCAAGTAACAAAGACCAAGGAGTATGAATCTTGAAACACTGCAGAACCTCTGGAAAGAGGACTGCATAATAGATGATGATCTTTACTGTGAGGAGTCTCTAAAGATTCCTAGATTACATCAGAAGTACATGGAATATTATAATACTTTTTCTTTAATGAAGAAGGAGAAAGATGGTGACTATAGAAGATTACTCAAAGAGAAATGGTTATATTATAAAGGCAAAGCACCTGCCACGATATATAAAGACATGCCATTTGATCTCAAACTGACAACTAAAGAAGAGATCAATATGTTTATAGAGGCAGATGAGGATATCAGAAAGATCAAATATAAAATAGATTACTTAGATCAGGTAATATTCTTTTTAGAGAGTGTCATCAAACAGATTAGTGTCAGAAACTTTCAGATCAAAAACGCAATAGATTGGACTAAGTGGAAAGAAGGATCCTAGTGATACACTATATAATATAGTGACTTAAGTCAAATGATGGACCTCAAGATTGCAAAGAAGAATGAGGTATATTTAAAAGTAGAAGCAGCAGATCACGTCAAGTATGAGTTGGCGGATTTTTTTACGTTTGAGGTAGAGTCTGCAAAGTTTATGCAGAAGACAAAAAGATATAGAGGTTGGGATGGTAAGATACGTTTGTTCTCTCCTGCTACAGGTGAGTTATATTGTGGTCTCGTAGACTATCTTACTGATTGGGCAAAGAAAAATAAGTATGAATATGAAATAGAAGAGAGTGAGTTCTATGGATCACCTGATGACATCAACGATCTGATAACTCCCGAAGGTGTTGCAGGGTTTGTGAAGTCACTGCATCTTCCTGTAAAGGTACGCGATTACCAATATCAAGCAATATACGAATGCCTGAGATACAACAGACGACTCCTATTGTCGCCAACTGCCAGTGGGAAATCCTTGATGATCTATGCATTAGTCAGATACCATGTGAATATAAAAAGAAATGTATTGATAGTTGTTCCTACTACCTCTCTGGTAGAACAAATGTATAAAGACTTTCAATCATATGGTTGGAAAGCATCATCTTATTGCCATAGAATATACGCAGGACAAGAGAAATATACGAACCATAAAGTAGTAATTACCACTTGGCAATCAATATACAAAGAACCAAAGAAATGGTTTGATAAATTTGACGCTGTAATAGGTGATGAAGCACATCAGTTCAAAGCAAAATCATTGAGTACACTGATGAGTAAGTTACACGATTGTAAATATCGTGTAGGATTTACTGGTACATTAGATGGTGCTAACGTAAATCAACTGGTACTAGAGGGTTTGTTTGGTAGATGTTCACAAGTAACTAGGACTAATAAACTGATGCAACAAGGTTATGTTGCTAAGTTAAAAGTAAAAGTTATCTTACTAAAACATGAAGAAAAACTATTTGAAGGATATCAGGATGAGATTGACTACCTTGTAGAACACAGTGGTAGAAACAAGTTTATCAAAAACCTAGCAAAAGATTGCAAAGGTAACACCTTGATACTCTTTAACTATGTAGATCGTCATGGGATTCCTTTATTTAATCTCATAAATAGTGATACAGACCAACCTGTATATCTTGTACACGGTGGTGTTGATACTGATGATCGGGAAGATATAAGA